ACTCTTTCCCTACACGACGCTCTTCCGATCTTACAAGAGCTGAAGTCTTATTATGCACTTCCAGTACGTGGCGGCGGGGGACAAAAAGGTCTTGATGCGCTGTTTTCAACATTGGAACGTATGGCGGTAAAACGTGATTGAGAAATGAGGTAGGTGGTGATGTGAGTAACAGTGAAAAAGACGGAGGCGTTATTTATACGCTGCAGGTCGATGACAGTAGTGTGGAATCTGATTTGCGCGAAGCTGAATCGAAAATAAAGAAATCCTCGGAGAAAATTGAGGATGCCGCAGAACAGTCTGGTAAAGGTGTGGAACGCGCTGCCAAAGAAAGTGTTTCCAAAACAACGAGAATCCATGAACAGGGCAATCGCGATATTGAGAAAAATCATGAAGATTCGGGTAAAAGACGCGAGGATACTGAAAAGAAAATCGGTGAGGCAATGTCTGAAATTGCAGAGTCAACCTGCGACCAAATAGGAATATCGTTTTCTAAAATAGCAGAGATTGCCAAGAGCCCTGTGGCGGCAGCGGCAGCCGGAAGTGCGGCGGTTGCAGGTATCGGTGCGGCGGCAGTAAGCACGGCTGTTGACATGGATTCCGCGATGAATCAGTTGAAGGCAAGCACAGGTGCTACGGCAGAAGAAACTGAAAAATACAGGCAGGTAATGGAGTCTGTATATAAGAACAACTATGGTGAGAATTTTGAAGATATCGGGGATGCGATTGCGCAGGTAAAAAAGAATCTCGGAGAGATGGATGAAGCAAGTCTTAGAAATGTTACTGAGTCTGCGTTTGTGCTTAGAGATACTTTTGAATATGATATTCCCGAATCTACGAGAGCTGCCAAGGCCATGATGGATAATTTTGGAATATCAGGCGATGAAGCCATGGCTCTTATTGCAGCTGGTGCGCAAAACGGATTGGATTATTCAGGGGAGTTGCTGGACAGTATTTCGGAATATTCGGTTCAATTTTCAAAGGTTGGGCTTGATGCTGATGATATGTTCAAGATATTTCAAAAAGGTGCCGAAACAGGGGCTTTTAATTTGGACAAGGTCGGCGATGCAGTCAAGGAGATGGCGATACGCGTTATCGATGGCTCAGATACAACTCGTGAAGGTTTTGACTTAATAGGGCTTGACGCTGATAAAATGGCGGCAAAATTTGCAGCCGGCGGTGATTCGGCAAAACAGGCCTTCAAGGAAACTATTAATGCTTTGGCAAAGATAGAGGACCCATTGGCTCAAAACACAGCCGGCGTAGACCTTTTCGGGACGATGTGGGAAGATTTGGGACCGGCGGCGGTCACTGCTCTCGCGGATATTGAGGGCGGCGCCTATGATACGGCAGAGGCGATGGAAGATATTAAAGAAACAAAGTATGATGACCTTTCATCTCAGTTTGAAGGTCTGAAAAGAAATGTGGAAATGCTTCTTGTCCCACTTGGCGAACAGCTCATCCCTATTTTATCTGAAATTATGGAGGAAGTGTTGCCTCCGCTTCTTGAAGTGCTTGAGCCCTTGCTTGAGCTTGTGGGGGCATTATTAGAGCCTCTTTTAACGCTTGTCGGTGAATTGCTGGGGCCTTTGATGAAGATGGTTTCATCACTTTTGGAACCACTATTGGAATTGATAGAAGCTTGCCTTAACCCATTAATGGAATTGATTCAGTTACTTTTAGAACCACTGCTTGAATTGTTAGAGACGTGTATACAGCCTCTTTTGGATTTGGTTATTCAACTTATAGAGCCGTTTTTGCAGTTGATTTCTGAATGTATAGAGCCGTTGATAGAAGTGTTCGGGCAGCTTTTTGAGCCTGTATTCAAACTGATAGAAGGCGCGCTGAAACCACTTCTTGAAATCTTGCAGCCACTTGTGGATTTTGTAACATCAATGGTAATCCCTGTATTAGAAATGCTTATGGGTGTATTTCAGTCTGTATTCGAGGCAATTTCCGGATGTGTAATGGATAAGATTGAGATTATACAAGGAATTTTGGATGAATTTATAAGCTTCATTCAAAATGTGTTCACGGGAAACTGGGAAGCTGCGTGGGAAAATATTAAAAATATTTTCAGTGGTATCATCGACCTTTTTCCCGGATTTTTGCAGGATGTTATCGGCAGCATCGGGGATGTCCTTGGAAGTATGATTGATTTTATTAAGAATGTATTTTCGGGAAATTGGAGTGATGCATGGCAGAATATCCTTGATATCTTACACGGTATATGGGACGGCATTACAGGCATCTTTAAGGCACCGTTAAATTTTATTATTGATGGATGGAACTCCCTTGCCGATGCCATAGGAGGTTTTGAAGTACCTGATTGGGTTCCGTTTGTTGGTGGTTCAAGCTTCTCGCTTCCAAAATTTCCAAGATTAAAAATCGGTATGGATTATGTTCCATCGGATTTCTTCCCTGCGTACCTTGATGAAGGCGAGGCGGTTCTGACAAAAGAAGAAAACAGACTGTACCGTGACATGGGCGGATTGCAGGGAATGTACAATTTAAGCAGCTTACAGGATATCGGCAGACCACCTGTGGATATCCCGGAAATTGATTATGAACGCTGGGGTGCTGAGACAGCCAAAGCTTTGGAGGGGATGGGTGTCTACATGGACGGCGAACCTGTGGGCAGAGTTGTTGCACCTACTGTCAATGATGAGCTCGGCCGAATAGGAAGGAGGAAGACGTAATGAGCAACGGCGTAACGTTCGGCGATAAAATTCACACAGAGAAAGACTGGGGACTGAAGCTTATCAGTATTTATATGCCTATGCCGAATCCGAAGACGCGGCTGGTCGATATTCCCGGTGCCGACGGCACCGTTGACCTTACAGAAGTCAATGGACGTCCGGCGTATAAAGACAGAACCGGACTGGAACTTGTATTTGATTTGCTTGACGGCGATTACAGGCAATGGTTTATGAAATATTCTGAATTTGCAAAGCACATCCACGGCAAAAAGGTAAAAATGATTTTGGATGATGAGCCGAACCATTATTATATGGTACGCATAAAGCTTGATGGGAAAAAGACAAATCCGGTTTATGGCCGCATTGTCCTGTCAGGCGATGCAGAGCCGTTTAAGTACGACTTGATTGCGAGTAATGAGCCGTGGTTGTGGGATTCTTTTAGTTTCATAACAGGTGTCATAAGGGAATTGACTGATATCGATATTACAGCGTCTGAAAAGACGGTGGTAATACGCGGTGCAGGCATTGACACAGCACCTGTTTTTATTGTTACGCAGGCAAATAATTTAAAGCTTACGTATGAGGGGCGTACATATTTGCTGAAAGTTGGGCGAAACCGCTTTCCAGCGGTTCGTGTCGGCGAGAATGATGTGACATTGAATTTTTCGGGCACAGGTAAAATGTCCATAGAATATAGGGGGCGATATTTGTAATGTACCAAGTTTTGATAGATGGCAGAGACCTTTATTATCCCGCGGACGAAGAATATGCACTTACATCGGGAAGTATGGTCTTAAAATTAAATGATGCGGGGAGTTTTGATTTCAATGTTCCGATAGTTAATCCCGAATATGTAAATATCCGCCCTCGCATATCTGTGATACAGGTTTTAAAGGATGAAAAAGAAATATTTTGTGGTGAGATTCGGGAGGCAAGAAAGGATTTTTATGGCACAAAGCAGGTGTATGCTGTTGGCGAGTTGGCATTTTTATTTGATTCTATTCAGCCACAGGCTGTGTATCATGATAAAACACCACTAGAGCTATTGCAGACGTGGCTCGACATTCATAATAGCCAGGTGGAAGATAAGAAAAAATTTTATGTCGGGATTGTTACCGTCAAAGACAGTAACGATAGTATGTATCGCTTTACAAATCAGGAGACAACCCTAGACTGCATACGGACGAAATTATGCGATTCGCTGGACGGTTATTTGCGTATTCGAAAGGATAAGGGCAAACGTTATCTTGACCTTATAACGCTTGAGGATTACGGAAAAGTCTGTGAACAGGTGATTGAGTTCGGTGAAAACCTGCTTGATTATTCAGAAAATATAACCGCAGATGAGTTGTATACGTGCGTTATCCCCAAAGGTGCACGGCTTGACGAAAGTCCAGTTGAGGGACTTGAAGCCTATGTGGATATCAAATCTGTTAATAATGGAAATGATTACGTGTATATTGATGCCGCAGTAAAAGCCTATGGATGGAATCGCTGTGTAGTATCATGGGATGATGTGACAGAGCCGGAAAATTTGAAGCGCAAAGGCGAAAAATGGCTTAAGGATAATCAATTTGAGCGCATGACATTAAATCTTTCAGCCATGGACTTGTCAGATTTGGGGACAGATATTGAATCTTTTAGTTTGGGCGATTTCATCCCTGTGTATTCGAAGTCACATGGTATGGACCGGCAATTCCCGTGTATGGCTATGAATGTAGATATTCTCGATAATTCAAAGAATAAAATTTCACTCGGTGGAGAGCAAAAAACATTTACGGACATCGTCAGCGGTAACAAAAATGTGCTGAATGAGCAAATACATACTGTGAGCAGGGAATTGTCATCGGTGATTCAAAAAGCCAAAGATGATTTTAAAGATGCGTTGGAGAGTGCCAGCGGCTTGTATAAGACAGAAGTCGAACAGGATGACGGCAGTACAGTGATTTACTATCATGACAAAAAGAAACTGGAAGATTCCATGATTCAGATGGTTTTTAACACTGCTGGGTTCGGCATCACCGCCGACGGCGGAAAAAACTGGTACGGCATGCAGGTGGATGGTACATTTATTTCTAATATCTTAAAAACAACAGGAATCATAGCTGACTGGGTTATTGCTGGAATATTGAAATCTATTGATTTTAAGGAAAACGAAAAAGGCATAGCTTTTAATTTGGATAAGCAAGAAATTGTTTCTTATCACAGGAATGCAATGAACCAAAATGAACTGTATACTTTGAAAATTCTAAAGAGCGCAATAGAAATTGCAAGTGAATTAGGCGAATCAGTCGCGGTATCTGCGCATTATGCAGATTTTAAAAATAAAGATGCCTTTGCAAACGTATCCCCGGGAATTGTTGCTGTGGGAAAGGTCAAAGGAACGAGTTCGGAAAACGTAGTCCAAATATCAAAAGACGGCGTGTTCGCTGGGGATAAAAAAGGACAGAGTGGTCGTGCTGAATTTTCCGACGGAAGTTATCTTGAGTATATCAACGGCATCCTCATTGGTGGACGCACCGCTGACGGCACAGAATTTTAGGAGGTAGTTATGGCGGATTATGTATGGCCGTGCCCGACTACGGCGGCTATTAGCAGTTATTATGGATATAGAACACCACCGACCGGGGGTGCGTCAAGTTTTCATGCCGGCATTGACATACCGACTGCAAGTGGCAGTCCGGTTATTGCCATTGCAAAAGGGACAGTGTATCAGATTGGTTCCCAGCCAGCGCGTGGAAATTTTGTCCGAATTTTACACCCTAACGGATTAGTGTCGCATTATCAGCATTTGAGCGGTGCAATCCCATCTTTAAAAGTTGGGCAGACAGTGGCGCAATCCGAACAGATTGCAATATCCGGCTCGTCAGGCATAGGCACCGGACCGCATACAGATGTCAGGATTTACAGGTCGGTAAACACTATAGACCACGACAACGGCGTCAGCGAAAATGGCGCTACATGGGACCCGTTAAAATATCTTACACCGCAGGCGGGTGGTATTGTGTTGCCGCCCGGCACAGGCGGTAAAGTATCTTTGGTTAGATGGATTCCGAAATAAGGAGGTAATTATGGCAGACATAAGCAAGGAAATAGAGGCGTGGCGGTCGGCGGTATACGGCAGGGATGTGCGGCAGGCTCAAATTGATTTGTCAAACAAATTAAATGAAGAAGTTGAGACTGGCACGGAGACTATTAAAGGATATGAAGAAGCCGAAGTTGGACGCGCCGAAGCGGAGAGGCAGAGAGAGGCAGCTGAAAGGCAAAGGCAAGAAAGCACGTCAGAGGCAATCAGGGAGGCCAATGAGGCAGCTGATAGGGCAAACAAAGCGGCGGAATCTATAGAAAATGCTTCGGGCATATTAAATGATAACGAGATATCGACAGCAACGACGTACAGCAGCAAAAAAATTGAAGCTACATTTATAAAAGAAATAACACCGATTACAAGTGAAGAAATAGACGCACTGGAAACGGAGGTATGACATGATTGCTGAATACGATAACTGCCGGAACCCAACAATAAAATTAGGATTGACACAGTGGGATTACGGGCAGGAACTAACAGTTTTAAACGCCCCGGATGGGGATTGCGAAGTCCACTTTGCGTTAGACGGCGATGCAGAGGCGGTACGCGTACAGGCTAAACGGTTGGGCGATACGGTGTCTGCAAAAATACCGAACAGCATGCTGCGCGATGGCCGGGCGATTATGGCTTACATATACATCATGGACGAGGCATCCGGCGAAACAGTCCTTGAGGTTATCATGCCGGTGACACGCCGGGCAAGGCCAAAAGATTATAATGCACCGGAGGATGAAGATATTATCGCATACCTAAAAAAAGAAATTACGCGAAAGGCGGATAATATCAAATTGGATAGCGGGAAAATACAATTGACGTCAGACGGAAACCCTATCGGGGAGGCAATTGAATTACCGGCATCAGGCAGCACAGATATTGATGTAATCCCAAATGAGAGCATTGATGAAATAATGGAAGGAGATAAAACATGGCAAGAAGAACATTAGCGGCAAGGGCTGCCGCAAAACAGTTTTTGGACAAAGATGGGCTTGTCCATCTGATTGCAAAAAATGACGAGCGCTATGTGCGTAAGGAAGACGGCAAGGGGCTTTCAAGCAATGATTTCAGCAATGAGTACAAGAAAATCGTTGACGATTTAAACTATAAGCCGATTGCAATCAACAGTTTTACGAACAACAAAGGCACGCTGGAAATGGGCGCCACACTGACAGAAATCAATTTGACGTGGTCGTTTAACAAGACGCCAAAGTCTGCAAAGCTTGATGCAGAGGCGCTTGACGTCTCGGCGACATCAAAAGCATTGACTGGCCTTAACATCACATCCAATAAGACATGGACGTTATCGGCGACGGATGAGCGCGACAAGACGGTGACGAAGACAACAGCTGTCACATTCTTAAACGGCGTGTACTGGGGCGTTGCGGCGGCAGCAGCAGATTTTACAAGTGAATTTATCTTAAAACTGACTAAGGGCTTACAGGGAAGCAGGGCAAAGACATTTACTGTAAATGCTGCGGCCGGACAGCATATTTATTATGCGGTGCCAACACGCTACGGCGCCTGTGGCTTTAATGTCGGCGGATTTGATGGTGGCTTTAGTAAGGTGGGCACAATCCAGTTTGCGAATGCTTCGGGCTACACAGAAAGTTATGACATTTATATGTCTGATAACGCAGGGCTTGGCAGCACGACAGTCAAGGTATCATA